TCATTATAATCAATATTTATAATTATCGTCGGAATTACAGGTCCCTGCTCTGAAATAAGTAAATTTAAATATTGCTCAAACTTATGTTGTATTAACTTTGCAACCTGAATGCCATATTTTTTTAGAAAATAATCATAACGAGTGCGATAATACCAGACAAAATCATCAGAATCTATTTGTAAGAGGCTCAAAAGACTGACATCATCGATCATAAAACCAAGGTTTTGAATATGGCTAGGAATATATCCAGATGACTTATAGAAACGCCTTTGACGATCATAGCCCTTCATAGTTACGCCATGATAACTTGTCAGCAAGTCATCTATCATTTTTGACCATTCGCATGTCCTGTCTATATCGCCATTTTTGAATTTAACCTCTCTTCCCATGGTTTGAAATTTGAGCATTTCATCGATGACTGCATCTAAGTAATTTTTTGTTACACCGAGACTTTTACTTGACGAATTTTCTGGCCAACCTATCACGTAAGGTCCTGTATCTTCAGGATATTTATAGTTCCACGCTTCATGTTTCGGCATCATCAGATACTTGGCGCAATCAGCGAGTCCCGGTTGATATCCACCAAGTTTGTACGTCCCTATTTTATTACCAGATGCTTTAGTACCAGGATATAAGGTCAGCAATTCTTCCCGGTTAACCGATTCAAGTAACTTCCTTTCTTTTTCTGTTGAAGGTCCATCGGGCAATAAATTGTTTTTTTCTGAGCACTTGCCCTGTAATAAAACGGCACGGACTTTTTTAAAACCATTTTGGCTGTTAAATTCATTGAAGATAAACAAAAGGTCTGCTAGTTCGCAGTTAAGGACTTCATCTTTCCTGGCTTTAAGACTTACCTGATTCGTGTTGCCGTAACTCGTAGAGGAGTTTTTCACATTTTCGTACTTGCTTACGGTAAACTTTGCCTGAGGTGTGCCATCAACCCAAACTGAGTTTGCGCTGACTTTAATATATGGATTGTTGTTTAAGTATGTTGTTTTAACTTCAGAAACAATGTGATCAAGAGCTTCTACAGAATGTAGGTTTCGTAGTCCCCACCGTTCAAGCGAGGCTCTTTTTTTGTTTTTCTTGTTCAAGTAAACCTTGCGCCAGCGCTCCCAACTTAAAGGTTCTGTCATCATATTCATTCCATCGAAGATTCGAATAATGATTATATACGGATTATCTAGAGCCTTGCGACAGGAATATCACTCCAGCGTGATCTGCTCCGCGTTGATTAACACGTCGCAATGTTAGTAATGCGACTATTTGGCTACGAGCTCAACTGCTAGCCTCCGCTCCTCGTTCACCGCAGACCTTCAGTCCAGTGAGCTTGTCCGCTCTGTGCCAAATGCTGACGCTCAGGAATTGAGTTTCAGGTACTTTAAAAGCGAGGCTAGCGACTCGACAGGTCCAGCGTGACAACTAGGTGAGCGGGTTTCATCCCAGGGCATTGCATCATCAGTGCAGAAGTCTCCTGCACATTCCATTTCAAGACGTTCGTCAATTAAACCAACAGGAACCCAGACATAAGGTACGTCTCGCAGACTGTTAGGCACAGTTGAGCCACATACATTGCAAAAATCTGTACGGTACCCCGTTGGCTTAGACCATGAAGCAATGCAGTTTTCCCCTTTAATCCAGCGAAACTCACTGTCTTTGACTAGTGTGGCGAGATTGTAACCCACACCGCTCTGCTTTCTGCAAAGCGAGCAATGACAACGATAAAACACTGCTGGTTTATGAGTAAGTTCAAATTCAATTGTTCCACACAAACAAGATCCATTCATTTCAAAACCATTCCTGCAAGGTCTAAGAGATTTTATGAAACATTACCATCTTTTTGTACTGAATAGGAGCGCTCTTTTTGGCAACTCAAAATCAGCTATCAGTCGGTCTGAATATCCGCTCTTCGCTCTAAGCGGACTGTTGTAGCAGCATAACCACTACCGTTAATGGCCTAATCATCTAACTTTGAGCAGGTCACAGAACCTCGTAGTATAGCGAGGCGAAAGCATTTCCCGCTTCATCTGCCAGGCAGTCTGGATCCCCTGCCCTGCAAAATACAGTGTCCCCCTGCCATCCTTTGCGTTGAGATGGTCGAGAACTTCCATCAGTTTCTCGCTATTTTTCCGTGGTGCGTTGTCGTCGAAGAGGTTGAGCTGCGCAACGCCCTGGCTGTAGAAATCCCCAAGCATCACCCCTGCTTTTTGGTAGCGATGTCCGTCTCGCCAGATTACATCGAGGCATTTCGTCGCCGCGGTAATTATGTCCCGGCTATCCTGGGTTGGCGTAAGCAGCTTTACAGATGCGCTGTTGCCGTAATATGGCTCGTTGAGCGCAAAGGGGCTGGTTTTGACAAAAGCGGAGATAAACCGGCAGTACTGATGCTCGCCGCGAAGTTTCTCGGCTGCGCGCGATGCATAGCTGCATATCGCCTGTCGCATTTCATGATATTCAGTGATGCGGCCACCGAAAGAACGGCTGCACACAATTTCCTGCTTTACCGGCGCGAATTCTTCAAGACCAAGGCATGGCTCGCCACGCAGCTCACGTACTGTTCTTTCCAGAACCACATTAAAATGCTTCCGGATAAACCTGATATCTGTATCCGCCAGTTGAAGCACTGTTTTAATGCCCATTGCCTCCAGTTTTTTACTGAGGCGGCGCCCGACTCCCCAGACCTCATCCACCGGAAGCAAAGCCATCAACTTCCTCTGCCTTTCCTGATTAGACAGATCCACCACTCCTCCGGTCTGCCGCTGCCACTGTTTCGCAGCATGATTGGCCAGCTTCGCCAGGGTTTTAGTCTGGGCGATGCCCACTCCGACAGTAAGGTGTGTCCTGCGCAGTACCGTCTCGCGAATTTCCCTGCCAAAGTCGGTAAGATCGCGACAGTTACGCACACCAGTCAGATCGCAAAATGCCTCATCAATACTGTAAATTTCGCAGCGTGGAGAGAGTTCCTCCAGCGTTGTCATCACTCGGTTGGACATATCGGCATAAAGCTCATAGTTGCTGCTAAACGCGATAATACCGTGCCGGCGAAACATGTCCTTTTGCTTGAAATAAGGCTCACCCATTTTGACGAAGGGCTTAGCCTCTTGCGAACGGGCGATCACGCAGCCGTCGTTGTTTGACAGGACGACCACCGGCCGCCCCTTCAGGTCAGGACGAAATACGGTCTCGCACGATGCGTAAAATGAGTTCACATCGCAAAGTGCAAACATTTCAGCCAGCCGATTTAATGATGTACGTAACCACCCCGAACACATCGAGAGTATCCTCGCTATCGACGACTATCGGCGAATATGCAGGGTTCATTGGGTTAAGCTGAACCCGCGGATGCAGCTGCAGCTTCTTAACGGTGAATTCCCCATCCACTGCAGCGATAACGATATCGCCATGAACTGCTGTCCTTGAGCTATCCACAACAAGAAGATCACCCTCCCCTATGCCGGCGTCTTTCATACTGTCGCCCGCGGCTTTGACAAAATACGTCGCACTGGGGTGGTTAACGAGCAACTCGTTCAGATCGATGCGTTGCTCAACATAATCCTGTGCAGGACTTGGAAAACCACATTGCACAAGGTCGCTGTACAACGGGAGCAGCATGATCTGACGTAACTCAACGGGAGTGTAGAACTGCATAATAGTCTCGCTCACATTAATACTGTTTTTATATACAGTAGTTTTAACAGGGCGACATATCAATATAGGCTCTGGCTATCAATTTATGTCATTGCCGTAACACATTGATGTAACGAGTAAGGTAAGTCTTAAAGTGTTTTCAGGCCTTAGCTGTTTGATGGTTTTACAAACAGGGTGCGGTTAAAATTTTTCAGCTATGGCAATGCCTTCATAGCAAATTGCTCACCTGCGATCTCTTGCATACGGTTCGCAGGTGAGCAAACTTAACCGGCTGGTAAATATTTATAAATCGTCTTCACTCCCTCCTATCACATAGGCCGCCGATCCGATGTTTTAACTGCTCAGACCAGAAATATCTGGAAGCTTTAGGCATCTTCTTGGAAGATAGATGAGCGCAAAGACGCACACAGCAATGATGTTATGTAGTATTTTCCCCTTGAGTGTGCCTGCTCAAGGGGATTTTTTATCGCCGTATTGTACTGGCAAATATTTGTAAATAGTCTTCACCCCCACGCCTGTCACATCGGCCACACGCGACTGGACAAGCGGTTAGTCCGGTATGTTTCTCGCGCTACTACTGCTTACGTTAACGTCTGGTAATGATCTAGCGGCGCGACGTAAAGCGGCGTTGAAAGCAATTATAGTGACCGGCCGGCGTTGGTACTTCACACGGTTAGAATGGCTCTGAAATAAAAAAACATCTTCTGGATAGCGTTCTCTTCTACGAGCAATGATCCCCTCCACTGGAGGGGTTGATTCAACACGTAGCTCCTTCAGGTGACCCTGTTTTCGTATCAGTATCAAGCCATCATCAATATCATCATATCGAATACTCAGCAGCCTTCCAGCGCTTAAACCTGTGTGAAAAATTAACGCCCACAAGTCTGCCCATGTATCTGAGATGGAAACAAGATTGCTGTTAATAGTTAAAAATTGTTCAAAACTTATTGTTTTCTTACCGTTCACGAACAAACCAAACTGTTTTCAAAACTGAAAGTACTTATTATCTCAAATGTTACATATCACGGGAAGGGCAGGAATCCTTGATCGCGGACGGCAGCAGGAAAGTATTTGTAGATCGTCTTCACCCCCACCCCTATCACATCAGCCACCTGCTGCCGGGTAGCGCCGTTCTCCAGCATTCTGCGGCACCGCTCCACAACCTCAGTGGTCATTACCCGGCGGCGTCCGCCTACTCTCCCCTGCTCCCTCGCTGCGGCTAAACCGGCTCGGGTACGCTCGACGATCAGCTCGCGCTCCATTTCCGCCAGGGCGCTCATGACGTGGAAGAAAAAGCGGCCTGCTGGCGTACTGGTATCGATGCTGTCGGTAAGACTGCGAAAATTCACCCCGCGCGCCTGCAGCTCCGACACGAGTGTAATCAAATCGCGCACGCTGCGACCCAGCCTGTCCAGCTTCCAGACCACCAGCACATCGCCCGGGCGCAGCCGCCGTAAGGCGCGCTTTAACCCTGGCCGCCGGGCATTCTTCCCGCTGGCCATATCCTCGAAAAACAGCTCACATTCTGCGCGGATCAGCGCGTTTTTCTGTAAATCGAGGTTTTGATCCCCGGTCGATACCCTCGCATAGCCAATCAGCACTATCTAACTCCTTGAAATAGCTGATTGTAAAAAGCCGCGGCCATTCGCTCAAACCCTCGTTTGGGCGAACGCTTTTTTGGAGCAAAAAACATGGCCGAACTTAACCCGCCTTTGGGAACGACGACGCCTGAAATTTTCCTGGATAACGTCATGCGCGCTGACGAACTGGTGAACGGTCCGGCAGGTACAGTTAACGACCGAGCAGGTGAACCGCTGGATACGTGGCGTCAGATGATGGCGAAAAATGATGAGGTCAGGCAGAACATCATTCCGCTCAGTAAGCAGTACGCGACGCTGGCGGCGGTGCAGGCAGACATCGCGAATATTCCCGAGGGGAGCACCGCCTATTACCGCAGCCCGGACGACAGCGCCCTCGCGATTGAGGTCATGAACGTTGGCGGGACGCTGACCGCAACCGGACGAAAAATGCCATCACAGGAATATGTCGAATCTGTCGATGAATATGTGACAACCAGACTATTTAGCGATGTGCTTCCCGGCATTCCCTTCCTTCTACAGGATGAGGAAAGCGGTGTCATTATGTTCGGCGAGGATAGTGGAGCAACTCACGTTCCAGGGTTATCACTGAAATACGGTTTCGATCTGGCTTATTCCGTCACACAAATACCCGGCGTAGCGCATGTTGAACTGGATGAAAATGGAAACGTTTTGCGTTGGGTTGACGATTCCGGTGAGACTCATGACGCCTCACCGGGTAGTGGTGCAGAACCTACGCCCGTTGCGGTATCTTCACCGGTTATTTCTCCCCAGGTCTATGACAATGCCCTGGTGAGTGAGATTGGCTATAACGGGTGGATCAATAACGTCGCTGTGAAGTTCGGGCGGGATTATTTTTTCAGTGGCGTTCGGCTGGGGACGACCGGGCCTGAGCGAATCCTGGGAAACCTGGCTATCTGCCGCCGACAGGGTGAGCGTGGAAAATTTGGGTGCTATGAATTTGGCCCTCGCGCTGCTGTTCTTGGCGATACGGCATCAACGGACGACCATGATGCACCGTCGATTTTGCTCGATACGCGCGCCGGTGCTGAAGTTCCCATACAGATTTTTCAGTCTGATCACTCCGGGGCGAATGTCTGGCTTCGGAAGTGGTCATCGCAGACGTTAGATCCTGCAAATATTTCCGGGCCAGAGGTTGTATCTGACACGTCAAATATGACCTATGCCCAGTCCTACAGAAACCCATTTAATCAGAATGAGATTCTTGTATTTGCCCGTCGGGGATCTACGAATTCGGCGCGCTGGGTCGCACATCACTCAACAGACAACGGCAGGACATGGCAATCCAATGCATTTATCGGCGGTTCCGATTTGTATATGACCACTTGCCAGAGTGTGGACGGGAACGCCATTCATCTCGCGATCCAACAGCATCCACGTTCGACCGACACGCGCGTGTTATATATGAAAATCAAATGGAGTGATAAATCCCTCATCAATTATAGTGGAATCACAGCGCTGCCTGATATTATGACTTATGGATATATTGACCCCTTCTTAAATGGCATCCCTGATGTAGTCTTTGAATCCTCTTTACCAACCAACACAAAACGGTTGTTTGAAGTCAAGGATGATGGAGTGTCGATATTATTTCTTATCGCTGAATTCAATGCATCCAACTATTCTTATCGACGAATGAAAATGTCACAATTTTCGGGAGGGACACCTGTAATACATGATATAGGCGACTGCGGTTCTCCAATGAATAATGATGATGCGACGTTTTATGTGCCAGGTGGAACTATCATATCTGCAACTGATGTTCTGGTTTGTAACTGGGTAAAAATTCCCGCCCTTGGTCAGTTAACCCGATATGTCTATGACGGTTCTGCCTGGAATGGGACCCTGCTGGACGAGGTTAAAGATGGCCGAAAAATCTGTAGACCTCTGGTTTTCCGAGAATACTATCAGGACAATGGCATACTGAAATACCATGACACAAATACTGTCGTCTACTTGCGAGGGACATATAACGCCTATCGTGATTTTGATTTAGATGCTGTATTAATAAATATCTGAGGTTCACATGACATCAATTATTAAAATGCGCGGTGCTGTGTTGGCAACCCCTGCGCTAACACTGAATGATATTCCGTTCTCACGCCAGAAGTGTATTAACTGGCTGGGAGCTGACAGCGTGACAATTTCAGAGTATGGGGTTGAGTCAATCAATGATTACCAGAATGGTCAGGTTTATCCATCCATTGATACAGCAGCCCGAACACGTGTTTGTAAGCAGGATACAGAAAACGGAATTAATGTACTGACGTTCAGCCCGGAAAACTTTGCGGTGAACACCATTAATGCCTACCGGGTTCTTAACCCTCAACAGTTTAATGCAAAAGACGCACTGTCTTTCGCAATGCTTATCAAAGCCGAAGCAAGTGATTACACGTCAGGATACAGGGCTATTTTTCATATCGGTATGAATAATAATGCAGGATCTAACGTACCAATGATCCGCCTGCAATTCACCAGTGATACTGCGTTCGGAATTGTGGCGCGGCACTCCTCGCCTGAAGAGACGGCAGAACAGATAGGTATCAATGGGCTTAATACAGGATACAATGTATTATTCGTTGAACTCGATTATGTTAACAGGCGTATCAGGACCAAACTTAATGACGCGCCGATAGTAACACGAACAGCATTCCCGGGGTCCAGCGGGCAGAATGTTGTATCTGCGTCAGCTGTGGTTGGTTTGGCTGGATACCTTTCGGCATCAGGGCAGGCAGGAAGAACAACGATGTTCTCCGGTAAGGTGAGGGAAATGAGTATTTTTTCTGGTCCTCTGTCAGATGCAGAAATTATGTCTGTTACTGACTGGTTGCTGGGTAAAAGGGAAATACTGAATACGTAACACAGAACATCACTGGCAGCAGGAGGCAATAGCGGCTATCACCTCGATAGCCGCATATCACATTCAACTAAAACGTGTGCGATTACAGGAGTAATCCATAGCAACAATATCGGCAGGGTCGAGGGCGCTATCAGTCAGATCGTCGATAGCGACGCGATATGTGGTGTTACGTACCGATTTTTCCGACGCCCCTTTATTATTCAGTTGCCGCACAGGGATTGAAGCCGGGCGACTACCAAATGCGACAGGTGTTAAATCTGCAACGTAAGCGCCGTTTGCGAACACCCGAAACGATACAAACTTATCGTCGATTTTAGTGGCCAGCCACGCCAGCTGAACAACCTGGCCAGTTTTAACGGCGTTGGCAATAGCTGAGCCTGAATCAACACCCACACCAAACCCACCAACTACCATATTGTTGAGCGTCCCATCCGCCTTGTTGTTTGCCCCCAGGTATGTCAGAGACTGGTTTGATGCATATGTCCCGCCAATAACCAGCAATTGGTTATTGTATAAAACGGTTGTATCTCCGATGTCCGACGTCGGGAGTTTAAACCACATGCGAACTAATTGTTTTGTGCAGGTGGCAGGGATAATGAACGACTCCGGCAGCGTGATTTTGCTCCCGTTATGCTCGTCAACACGAATGCCGCCGCCATCATAGAGCATAGCCATATTCGGATATGCATAATCGTCCACGTAGCACACGTTTCTGATTTGGTCATTCTCGGTATACCCTTCAGTTTTCCCGCCGCCTAGCGAGGTATCACCGAAATCAATGAGGCCTAGAGTGGTGTCGTAAACTCCGGCCTCGCGGTAAAGAATGTCCCCGGAAGCGAGTTCCAGATTTTTGCGTATTTCGTAAGGACCTTTAGTTGCCATTATAACCAACCTTTTTTAATCAGAAATTGATAAACAAATTGCGCGTTAACGTCTGCGCCGATATACAGAGCATTAACCTGTAGCGTCTGGCTCGGGTGTAGCGAATCCTGGCGCAGAGATCTTGGCGTGATGCCGTTGTCAATATCAGTCACGTCCGGCGCGTACGCCGGGTTGTAGTGAGCATTAAAATTAGCGAGCAGGTCCACACCATCTATTTCGCAGTAATTATCCGGAGCCAGTTTTTTATATTCACTGTTGAGATATAAAATCCCGCCGTTTCCGTACGTACCTTTTACCTCCGACGCCATCTGAAACTCAGGTAATAAAACAAAGCGTTTATTATGTGCTGTCAGATGTTCAATAATCGCTTTCGCATCACTCAGTACTTGACCATATTGAGTAGCATTATTCCTCCCTAACCAGAGAAGGTTAATCGCGTCACCATGCTCATCGTACCGCACACCCGACGCCACGGTATTCGTGGAATCAATGGTGTATGGATAATAGATAAATGGCGCAGGTGATGAGACGCCGACAGCGGCGCCAGCGACATCGCGGGTAAACGTCAGCGTTGTTCCGTCCCACGCGAGAGAGCCGTCAACCCCGGCTATATTACCCTTCACAACCTCAGTAAGAGAGGCGTTACCAACAACCTGCAAAACACCCGGGTCAGCAGGAGTTAATGCTACAGAACCAGACGCAGGAATGCTGCCACCCACCGGCGTATACGAAACAGTGTAGGCTCCCTCGCGCAGCGCAACAGTCCGCGACAGCCCGCCAGACCGGCCAAAATTGTAGGTCGGCAGACCGGTTAAATCAGACAGCGTGCGCAGGAATCGCGGGTTAGCCATGAATGAATGACCGAAACCAACAATCGCCCGTCGCCCGAAATATGCAGCTGGTTTATAGGGGCTGTATGCGCTAAACCATTTATTGCCGATGACAGTATCGTCACGATTCGAATCGAACGTGAATATTTCAGGTGTATTTTGCACGTTAGAATTATTCGTGTTCGAATCGATTAACTCGCGGTCAGACGTGGTTTTATTGATGCGATATAATTTTCCAGCGTCCGCATAAACCTCATACGAATCGCTGGCAGGAGGCTCAGGATTAATTAAACGGCCGGCAATGACGACATGACCGTGGTCATCGGTGAACTCCATAATGCGCAGGTTTTTATCAACAACCACCTCAGCATATGGAGAGCGGGAATACTCGTCAGGATTTAGATAATCCAGAGGAGCCCGAACGCCATTGATGCTCAGCTCGCTGGTATCGATTTTCCCGGCGGTCAACCCATATTTAACTGCAAGGTTTTTGAGATTTAACTTGTCGCCCTCCCAGAACATCAGCCACCTATGGTTTTTATCCATAATTGCGGAGTCTGCAGGCGAACGGGCGTACTCATCGGGACTCGCGAACGACACCGGTATTTCAACACCGCCAATAGAAATCGTATCAGTGTCCAGGCTGGAAACACTCAGTCTGTTGATTGTCGCATCGTCAAAAGAGACGTCACCGGAGACCTGAAGGTCTTTAATCTTCAGAGTGCCTTTGATATCCGCGTTCTTCAGCCAGATTTCATCACCATGCCACTGCAATAACCAGCGGTGGTTTTTGTCCATGATTGCAGAATCTGCCGGAGAGCGGGAATACTCGTCATTGTCGGCATACAAAACAGATTCGATGAGGTTGATCAGCGGTTCAATCAACTCATATGACGGCATTTTGCGCCCTGTGGCCTCCAGCGTTCCACCGTTGTTGATGTACTCGTCTGCCAGCGAATTACCGCCTGCACTACGTACATAAGTTGTGCTGCCCTCTGGTATGTTCGCGATATCAGCCTGAGCATCAGCCAGGGTCATGTACTGACGGCTTAGAGGAATCAGATTCTGTCGTGTCTCCTCTGTAAGGGCTTCATTCTTCGCCATCATTCCGCGCCAGGTATCCAGCTCAACGCCAGCGCGATCCGGCTCAGTCAGCGCAGACCCATTGACCAGCTTATCCAGGCGCTCAGCGTTATTGAGCAGCACAGCGGGAGACGTGCTCCCCAGCTCCGGGTTAAAGGCCATGTTTTTTTGCTCCAAAAAAGGCGTTCGCCCAAACGAGGGTTTGAGCGAAAGAAAAGTTGAAAGGGATTTTTTTGGTATTAAGCAGCGTCGCCGGGGTATGTGGCGTCGTCGAACTGGTAGAACGATTCGAGGTATTCTTTAGCGGTGACCTGACAGGTTCCGTCTGACTGCGGAGCGATCTCCTCTACAATGGCGTCGTAGACGTGGCGCGTTGATCCGCAGAACACCAGGCGGATCGGCTCGATGGTTGCCGACGACAGGTCAACCTTCATCGGGTCATCAAACTCGCTCAGGTGCGGGACTGACAGCTGAAAATCGCCCACCCTGCTCGCCACCATCAGCCCGGATGCAGAGCCATCCTGATAGCGGATCAGCGCGCGGGGATTTTCGAAAGACCAGTCCAGCGGCTCCGTAACGGTAAACGTTGTCACGCCACCAGCCGTTGTCATCGCCTCCACCAGACAGGAAATCGTGTTGTTACCCGGAATATCATCCGTGAGCACAATGCGATCTCCCGTGTTGTAGCACAGCGCGTCCAGCTCGGTAGTGGTCTGGAACGTCACCCGCTGCTGCAGGTATTTCATCAGGCGACGCATGCCGATCTGATAGGCGTGATCCTGATTCAGTACCCCATCGAGTTTGTAGTTCTCGATTTTCACCGGCGTGGGATTATCAGGCGTCCGGCATTTAACGGTCTCCTCTGCCCAGGTGACGCCGTTGATGTACGTCACGTCGACACCGTCAAAATCATCGTCGGACGGTACGGTAAATCCGCTCTGCAGCTCCTCCAACATCTCATGCGGAGTGATCACGCCAGTCCAGGGCTTAATCCCCTCACGGTTGACCGTCGCCAGGCCATCACTCAGCAGAAAACGTGACTTCCCGGCATTGGCTATCTTCTGCAGCATTTCCAGCGCAGAGATACTGTCGCCGGTAGCGAAATCGAAATACTCTCCCCGTGGCGTCCAGTACGCAGACTCCAGCGCGTTGATGGTGTCGGCATCCATCTCCAGCCCCAGCGAGTTGCCAACATGCAGCAGCGCCCCCGAAATGGTTCTGGCCGTTCCTGAGTCATAGGCGCGCGTGGCCACAACGTTAACGCGACGGTCTGATTGCGCCGCCAGCTTCCCGCCCGTCTCAACGGTCACCGCCATCAGCGACACGCCGGGATAGGATGAAGGGCGCGTCAGCAGTCGCCCGCGCAGTGCCTGCCAGTACATACTGTCTCGCGCGTTGTTTGAGCCCTGCTCATTGCGCCGACGGCAGCGAACCTCTACCAGCCCCGGAGAGCTGAGGGTGATCCGCTCAGTGAAACCTAACCCGTTGACGTTTTTCAGCGCATACTCGCCCTGGTGACTCACCCACCCCGATCCGGAACCGTAGGCGCGATACTGTATCTCCCACTCCACGTGGCGGATCCGTTTTTTGCCCTTACTGTCAAAGCCACAGATGCCGTTCGGGAAGGAGAAATTCACCTCGAATGCATCCACCAATTCATTCTCAGGGCAAACCAGGAACGGCCCCAGCCAGCTCAGCGTGTCGTTAAGACCAGTGGCCTCATAGTCGATCATCGTCCGGGCGGAGAATCCCGGCCATGACTCATCAACGGCACCGGAAACCAGGCGCGCCACCGTCGCCGTCGTGCCGTCGGCAGAGACAATGCGGTACTCATTCCCGCGGTGAGCAAGTGAAAGCCGTTGCACCCCCTCCGGCATGCCGGAAAAGGCCGTTCCCGTGGCAGAGTTATAGGCGAGTGTCACATTCGCCGTTACCGCCGGGCTGCCGCCGGTTGATGCCGTGCCGGAGGTGTAAACCGGGGCATCACCGAAAACAGCTGCAGGCAGCGAAGAGGACGTGATCGCCCCACCCGCGAACGGACTGGCCGACTCGGTTATCAGTACGGTGCCGCCGTTGTCCTGCGCAACCAGGCCGGAGCCGGTGAGTCCCTCGGTGATGGCCGCCAGCAGTCCCGACATCGAGACGTAGTTAGCCACCAGCGACACCGGGTAGGTAACCCCCTGCCAGGTGATCGTGAACGTGCTGGAGCTGGTCGAAAAATCGTAGGTGGTCGGGGCCGCACTGGCCTGGACTTTTGCCGCACTCCCCCCGGTGCCGGGCACTGCAGCCTGACCGGGGGTATATGACGCGATAAACAGATCGTAATCGACAGAGTTAAACCCCAGCGTCACCGGCATACCTACTACCGGCGCGATCTCCGTCAGCAGCGGGCTTGCGATAACGCTGTATCCGGCCGCCGTGGTGATCTGGTAGTTCGCCGGGGCTTTAAGTTCGACCACGGCGCCAGCGACCCAGCTGGGCGGCAGTGCGTTATCGTTCTCGTCATTATCGTCATCATCATCCGTATCCAGCCCCGTAAACGTCACGCTCGATCCGGAGACGGTCATGCTGTCTGCGATAATGTCGTCTGCGTCCGGCGACGTCTGGGCCATATCCAGCCCGGTGCCGGATGACGTCCCGCCCACTTCGGTGGAGTTGACCCAGTTTTCGCTGCGCTCATCACCGGAAACGTCCGCGCCTGGCGGGTAATGGGTGCTGCTGAATCCCGGTAGCGTTGAAGCTGGCGTACTGCCAACCCTGATATCGCCATTGGTATAAATCAGATCACCGACACCGAGACACAGCAGCATCTGGACGCGCATTTTCGTAGGATCGGCGGCATCAAACCGGGTAACCGGCTGCACCACATAATCAGGGTAGATACGCACCCGGCCAAATACCTCACGAATGGCATCACCGAGTTTTGCGGTATTCGCCTTTGCCGGGTTCAGGTCGAGACTCCGCCCTGTGGATGAGGTATAGCCACCCTTATCGATGTTGCTCATCATGAAAAGCGAATAGGCTGCAGCGGCAACGGAGATACCGACGCCGATCCACGCGATTGTGGCGGCCTCCAGCCCGAAGGGAACCGGATAAAGCCTGACATCACTATCAGGGCGAATCACACACTTAGCCCACTCGCCTGGCGGAATTAACAGCCCCTCAACCTCAACGGTCAGCGGTGGGACATCCCGATCCTCGTAGCCTTCAACATTTGCCACCAGCCAGCTGCGAATACTGGTTACACCATGCTCATGCGTTTCGAGTGGTTCACCGGGAAGCCGGGACGGGTAAAAACGAATGGTCATTGCCAGAACTCCACTTTGACAAATCGCCGCTTAAACCGCGGCAACGGCAGAAAGGTGACGTTCGTTCCCGGATTGCATTCCGCCACATGCAGCAGACCATCGATACTGACGACAATCCCCACATGGGTGACGGCTGAGCCGGAATAGCAAGCCACGCCAGCCCCTTCGCAGGGGTCGCAGCGCTCCAGGGTAAGCATCATCCGGCGTGCTTCCCGGTCGAGGCCGCCGTCGTCTTTGGTTACCCCTGCAAAATCGGGCCAGACGGGTAAATTCAGATCGCGGCGTATCTCGTTCACAATGCCGAAACAGTCGAGTTGCGGGTATACGCGCCCGCCCTTCAGCCAGGTGACTGAACGGTATTTATCAGGGTTGAACATTGGGATTCCTTAGCTGATATAACGCAGTCCGGGGAATACAGGTAGCGTGTAGCGGTAACGTGGCCAAGCTGTATCAAGGATATTCATATTACCCGCGGTAATCTGCGCCTCTGTCGCCGTCCAGTAACCAGACTTGATTTTCAGCGTATACGGCACTTCCGCAGGGGCTGCTAAATCCGTGGAGATATAACGCCGGTACGTCAGCAATGCAGACAGGCGGTTAGCCAGCGCATAGCGGATCGCCGTGGACACAACACCATCGATATTGCACAAGGCAAATTTGAGGTCCTGCGTGCCGTCCGCATTGCGCGCCGGCAGCGCAATGTCTATCGCACAGGCGGTAAACGTTACGGTATCGCCGTTCTCCGTCGTCGCCGTGATGTTCTCGTAACCCTGGCAAAGGTAGTGAACATCAGAGCCAATGGTGATCTGCAGCGTCTCAATGATCACCTCCGGCCCGCTGCTGGCGTACAGGCGGTTGAGTATTGTCATGATTTTTACCCAATAAAAAAGGCCACCCGAAGGTGACCTTAAAAATTGGTGTCGAATGTGGGTGTACCCTCACCGGCAGGATCGCTATTCCGCGCTTTATTTCACGCTCCGGCTACGGAGCGGCATGAAGGACTTTCCCACAAATCGACACAAGTGATTATGAAGGTGAAACGGTTTTAATCAAGCCTTGGGCCACTCCTTATTCAGCGCAATATCCAGCAGTGAGCTGCCGACGATCCATTCCGGGTAATTACCCCATGGGGCAGGAGCAAGGGGGCGTTCCCATAATTCAAGCGTCGCTGTGTACTTCCAGTAAATCGGGGCCACCAGCACCGGTCCCTGATAAATATCTGTAAAGCGGCATTTGTAAAACTTAATGCCTGCCGGCGTCTGCAGCTTCATCATGAACCATGCAGCCCCGTCAGATAACGCATCACGGAACCAGGACTCAAACGCCAGTCCCTGCGCATCGGTTTCCATAAACCAGGTGATGCTGGCCTGCGTCGGCGTGGACGTATAAGCTCGCCTTTGCCGCGCGCGGCCGGTGGTTAACTGGGTTCGTTTTAACGGGCTTACAGGCTGGAATCCGTAACCTTCCTGTAATGGCATCGGAAGACTGTCATGCGGGTAGTAGATATCAGTCATCACTCTAACCCTCTGCCTGGATATTTACTGCGCATTGCCTTACCAACTTTCCCATCTCCTCTCAACACTTGCGCAGCAACCTGATCAAGGGCTTCCGTTGTCGCCCGCTTCTGCGTTTGAGCCATGGAGAGCGCCATCTGATCAGGTGTCACACCGGGCGGCGTATGGAAATGCTGCTCAATGGGAGCATGGATGGTGGTCTTGCTGCTGTTGTCGCTGTTAACGTTCTGAACACCAGTACCAAACCCTGTACGCCCCAGAGTTGCATCTAGCGGTTGGCCATTTCGAAGTGCCTCAAGCTGAGACACGCCGATCCGGTTCGTTGACGCCTGGTCAAAGACGTACTCTCCTTTGTGAACAATACCTGCGGGCTGATACTTGCTACCGGGGCCGGTGTAACCGCCGGAGGCGAAGCCAACTCCTGAAACAGCCTGGATATTTGAGACGATACTGGCGGTCTGCGCAGCGATTGAGGCCATAGCGATGATGTTGGCCGGATAAGGCGCGCTAACTGCACCGCTTGCTATAGCCTGCTGGATTTTCACCATTGAGTCCGCGATAGCGAATGCCTTGCTCGCAGCAAAAGCAACCTTGTAGATTGCCGATTGCTCACCAAACCCCGTTCGCATGATGTCGGCGGTACTGTCAAACAAGGACTGCGTGGCCGCAGATATGATGGTGTTTTTCTGAGCCTCGATGACCTGATTTGCATCCGCTGCACGCTGACGAATCGAGGTCATTCTGGCCTCACCCTCGGCAGTTATTTCGCCGGCCTTCGCATAAGCTTCCTCCTGAGCTGCCAGCCAGCGCTGGAGCTCTTGCTGAGCCTGGTCATATTCGTTGATTTGCCCCTGCATCCCCTCAAAAGTTCCAGAGAGTTGCCCTCCTGTGGGTGTCAGGTTTCCTACAACATTACGAACCGTCGAGGGCAGTTGCATATCGGTGTTTTGATAAATATCTGCCCGTGTTTTTTCATATTCACCGGGTTTTAGTTGCCCGGTTGCTTTGGCTTTCTCCAGCAGTTCAAGACGGGTTTTAAGCAGATCGTTGGTCCGCTCATCCTTCGTCTTTACCTGTTCCTGCATCTTCCGGTAATCGTCCAGGGTTTTTACGGAATTTTGCAGTGCCTCCTGCTGCTTATACGCCTGGAGGATTTCATCTGAACGGGAAAGAATCGACTTCTGGTCGGCTGTGAGCTGCGTTTTAGACTTGAGGTCAGCAATTTGCTGTTCGAACTTTACCCGCGCCTGGGTAGCGCTGTTAAGCTTGTCACTGGCATCCAGCTGGGACTGCAAGGCAGCTGTCTGCTGGTTTATTTGATCAAGCAGCCGGGTTGCCGCGTCCTCGGTATATGCTTTACCCTTTGGCGTCTTGGGTGATTTCGGGTCTTTGTACATCTCGTTAATACGAGAAACATTTTTTGAATATTGCTCTGCAGTAATTGCGCCTGCCTTCAGGAACTCGCTTTGCTGCTTAATGGCTTTATTGCGCTTATCCGCATTGCTCAGATATTGCTGGTTAACGCGTTCTGCTTCCTGCTGCGTTTTAATTCTTTGCTGTTCAGCTTTGTCATGACTACTGATTATTTCAGTTAAAACGCCTTCTGTTGTGATTTGAGATTGCAGATTATTTAGCTCATCTTCGAGCTCAGCCTTTCTTCCACCAAAAAATAGCTTCCCGCCTGCAGCCTTATCTATCCAATCTAATTCCTTACGAATTTGAGAGATCCGCTCGGTGCCGGTTTGCTCGCGACCTATATCAAGCATGGCATCCCATGCTCCTTTAGCCGTTTTAGCAAGCGAGTCCCAAGCACGTTCAAGAATCCCCAAATTCTGATGAATATCGTTCGCACGCTGCTGCATGGCATTGGCGTAAGCATCAGTAGCCACCCGTGCAGCATCCTGCTGATTACCTTCATCCTGCAGTGCTTTAATCTGGTTGTAGGTTGCCAGTGTCAGAAAGTGGTACTGGTCGTTAAGTTTGGTAATGGCCGCAACCGGGTCAGCAGCAATGTCGTTGAAATCACCCACCAGCTTTTCAGTGGCGATGCCTGTGGCTTCACTGATTTCAACCACGGCAGTTGTTACTCGTTCCAATGACTCTGCAGCCACTTTCCCGGATGAAACTATCTGGTTAAGTGTGGCTGCGGTCACGCCAGTAGTTGAGTTGGCAACTACTGAAACCCGAGCGGCCATCTCTGCTAGTTGCCCAGTGGTTTTACCAACCAGATTACCGCTAAGGGTCAATGACTTATAGAACTCGTCCTGCTCCTGAGAGCCTTTGTAATAGGCCAACCCAAGAACACCGACAGCCGCGGCAGCCAGAGTGACAGGATTAATCAACCCCAGCACATACCCGCCAACACCTTTAATCGCGGGGCCAATACCGCCGAACATATCTTTCAACTGCCCGCCCTGCTGCATAAGCACCATAAACGGCGACTGACCCGTAGATAAGCCGACGATAATGTCAGTCATCTGCGCCGGGATCATGCGCATGGCAAAGGCAGTCTGTGCGGCAGATTGTCCGGTTTTGCCAAGGTCGTCGCGAAATCCAGTTAGCCTGTTTCGTGTTTCCTCGATTTTCTTTGAATAAAGATCGAATGTATCGGTATCTACCATCCCCTTTGATTTGAATTTCGCAAGATCTTGCTGTTGTTTATCCAGTTTATTCAGAGCTGCGTTTACCGGGTCAATTCGATCTAAGAGTTCAGAAAGAGACTGTTTTTCTTCATCAGTAGCCTTTGTCACTTTCCCTGCACTGGTAACAGCACGTTCGCCTGCCTGCGTCATTTTTACCAGTGCAGTTGCGAGATTGTCAGCCTGCTTTTCTGCCCCGGAGCTATCAATCACAATGGCCAGGCGGGAGGTTTGTTCTGTCATTTAGCTATCTCCGGGCAATAAAAAACCCCGCCGTAGCGAGGTTTTTTTACGAATACAATATGTTGATAGTTATATTATCGAAACGGGTTCACTGGTAATACTCAGGTCTGTTCAATATCACTTCCACAGTGTTTACATTTAATGGCCTCTTTGCGGATAGGCTCGGCGCAGAAAGGACATTTTTTATACTCACCAGACTCACCATTAAGCACTGCTCGGCGTTCAGATGTAGACGATGATAAGACAATAAGAAGACCAAGAATCGGCGCAATAAATGCAGTAAAACCAGCGATAACGCCGTTTCCATTTGTGATATTTGATGCTAAAACGACCAAGCCGAAGCCTATAGCGCACATACCAATAAGGTAAAGGAACGCAATACCTAACCCATTTCGTTTTGCAGCAATAACTGCTACAACAATAACTGCTAGCCCAAAAAGCATAAAACCTAAAAGCGGTTCCACATCCCCGTCCCCATCATTAACATTTGCACACAGGTTAGCACAGGAATAGATGGAGACAATGATATGACTACTTCACTTTTGCCTGTCTTTTCTGATCTTCGGCCCACTCAGCCCTCCAGGCATCATCGAGAGCCAGTATCGCCGCGTCAAACTCAATGCGGTCGATCAGGATGGTGCGCGATGCCAGGTAAAGCTCAATATCGTTCAGGGATAGAGGGAGCGGCACTCCGGCCATGCCGGCATACTTCCTGCCGCGCGATATCATGGCGTAAGCGTTGAGGATCTCCCCAGTGACTGCATCGATTTCAGGCTCTGGAATGGGCGGGAGATTTAGTTTCTCCCTGCGCCACTTTGCTTTCTCGCCCTGGTCGCCGGCGAATTCCTTTAGCCACTTTTGGGCCTCTATGGCTTTTTTACGGTTTCCTGAGTCTGCTGCTCCTTACCCTGAGCAATATTCGCCGCCTCAGCCAGAATAAGCCAGTACAGAGAGGGGTTTTGCTTCAGTAACGCAACACCACGCTCCGGTGTATACGCTACCGCCGTCTCCGTACCATCCACCAGCTCCCCCACGCCTTCCCAGTCTTTCAGAAGAAAGCGCGCGCAATTGTCGATGAGAAGATCATCAACCGAGTCAATCTCGCCCACACTGGCGAGATCGAAAGCATCCGTACCGACCTGGTAGCTCGCGTCCATTTTGTCGATATGGCGCCGCACCAGCGCATTGCGTGAGCGGTATTGTGGATTCTCGCTACTGGCCACCAGCAGACGGAGTTTAAATAGCGCCTCGTCTTCCAGCGTGAATTTCTTTTTACTTCCTGCTGGCTTTTTGTAAGGGAAAAACCAGCGTTCTCCGTTCAAATCAATTTGAGAAGAAATAATCAGCATAAAGACTCCCAAAAAAGCCCGATCCGCGATGACTGCAGAACGGGCCAGGTAAATTAAGGCTCGGTAACGGTGATTTCAGACGTTGCGGTAAAGGTGCGGGCCTTACCAGTGATGATTGCAGTACCGGCTGCGTTACGCGTGACCTTCGCTGTTTTCTGCCCGGTAGAAACCACACTGGCGATAGTCGGATCCGATGACGTCCACTGGACGGTATCAGTTGAATCAGCTGGCGTAAGCGTGGCGGTTAACGTCACAGTAGAACCCACGGCGCCAGTTGAAGTGGCTGGCGCAACACTGATTGCCGTCGCCGGCACTTTAGGCACGCGCGTAATCGTCGGCGGAGTATTGGCCGCGGTGATATCCAGCTGAACCTGAACAATGTCAGTGCTCCCCGCATCCGGCCAGTCGCCGGAGATCTGCACTTCCGGGAAATCGAAGGTATAGGAGCCTTCAGCATTCTCCAGGGAGAAGCTAAACGGCACCGTTTCGCCGGTGAACGTTTTTTTGTAAACCTCCCAGGCAGCTTTTGACCATGACAGCGTGATTTGACCTGACGGGGTAAAGGTTGTCGGAATGTTTGCGCCGGCGAACGCCGAACCGGTACCGATGCAGCGCTGGGTCTGCATATTGTTGTCGAACTGAATGTTAAAGGTGTCGACGCAGAAGCCTGTCCCGCCATCAACACCATTTAGCCGGATGTTGGTGACCTCTTTGAAGGAGTAACGCAGCGCCCCCGCTAAATCCACCGGCGCGGTGAAATAGCTGGTATCGTCCCCCTTCGTCTCCCAGTCCAGCCCTGCAAAAGTAATGGTTGCAGTGATATCACCATCGGCCGGGATTTCCATCTGGAAGGTGCCAACCTGGCAACCGCGGGCAATCTGGGCGATCCCCACATCACTGGCAAAAGTCGCCACGGAGAACGTAATGCGACCATTACCCATCGTCAGCACGTTATTTACCCATTCGGAACCGAAGCAGCTGGCAAGAAAATCATCATGCTGGTTCCAGCGAAACCGCGTGCCGACATCGCCGCCGACATCCACTGTGCCGCGTGAAACACCCTGCGCCATGCGGTCACCAGCGATTTCGTCATTGTCATTGGTGTTCTGCGTTGGTTTCAGACCAAATGAAGAACGACGCAGCAGGTTCCACGCCCCTGCTGTTGGCGTGATTCCTGGCGTTATCTCGCGAATAAACGCGGCTACTACTTTTGCACCTGAGCTCACAGGAGCCTCCTGTTTTTTGTGCGCTACAGAGCGCGATAAGGAATTTGAAGATTGAGCTGTAACCAGCCATCGGTCTCACCCGCCGGCACAGCAGAAACAGCGAAATAACTCAGCTTTCCGTCGTCCTTAAACTCGAATAGCTCCGTTAGCTGATCGGCCGTTCGGGAGATAAGCAACGTCCCGGAACCGACCGGAACAAACAGCTGAATGATGAGTAAGCCCGTCCTGTGGACTACCGGCCCGTCCCCGATCTCTGTTGCGCCAGCCTGCCCAGCAATGTTGGTTAATCGGGCCCAGATATCGCGGTTACTGGGGTCAAATACCGGGCCATTGGGATAATCCACCGCATCAGAGGCAATAGCGGTCTGTGCCGCCATTCGGGAAATGACAGCGTTTCTGATTTCTGTAAGGGTCATTTGTAGGCCTGAATTACACCATTAAACGAGACGGCATAGACGCCTGTCGGCGCCTGTGTTGAGTGGCCATTCTCCAGAGGCACGGAGTAAGGCAGGTTCGACTGGATGTAAATCACCGAGTAGGCTGGCGCCTGGTCAATGATATTTTTGCCATTTAGAAACGTCATTGTCCCGCGCGGATCCGGTTCGGTCGGGACGGAATGATTAGGTTCGCCGATGCTGACAAAATGCGATGCCCTGAAGGTTCCTGCGCGATACTCAGTCGGCCGCCTGATATCCATGCTGTCATTAACACGGACTTTCTTTCTGAGACGGCCTGTCTTTGTCAGGTTGGCAGGATCGGCATAAAGAGATTCGTTCCATTCCCCAACAGCTTTGTTGTACTGAACCGCGGTCGCGTTAATGGCCCACAGCTCCGGGTTTCCTACCGGCGACCGCTGAACGATTTCATTCAGCAACTGAATGGCGATTGCCCGCTGGCGTAGTTTGACATCTTCTGCCACCAGCCCGGCGAATGCCGCCGGATCAATGTTCCAGCCCTTAGCCATATCACGCCCTCCGCAGTTGAATGGAGTACGCAGCGCCAGCAGAGTCGGCAGAAGCGGTGATGACCTCGTAGCGCTGAAGCTCACCCGTAACCGGATCCGGTGCGGTGATGATA